GCTCTTACCTAGTTTTGCCCGTTCAGCTGCAACCTCTTTTACTGGATCAATATGCGGAACTGCCGCACCTATCCATCTAGTATTGGTGTATGCACTTAAAGCCATTTCATTCTTATCATTGAATGCAGTTAAATAACCATCAGCTTGTATTTTACCGGTCAATATTTGGTGGTGTAACCATAAATCATAAATAGGTTGGTAAAACTGAAATGAAAAATCTTCACGCTTAACAGATAGTGTAAGTTCCCAATCTTTTAGCGCGGCACGTGATGCAGAAAAATTACTATCGTATTTTGAAAATGCTATTTCGGGTGGAATACCAATTGCGGGACACACCAGGTTAATATTAGTTGTAAAGAATTCCTTGAATGATAATTCAGTATCAGCATCCAATGCTTTAATAGTTGATTCATTAGGCAAGTTAAATACTTGCTTATTTGTTGATACAGCTACTTTGTTAGCCATTTCAACACCATTTATATCTTCAGGTAAATCACTACCATGAGCGCTACTATCCCTATCAAATGCCTCGGCAATTCTTCCCTGTAAAGGACTTTCACCAGTTGAATCTTTAGTGTGTTCTATGAAGTATGCAATTTTCGCTCTTTCCTCAGCACTACCAACAGTAGCTTCTTTATATCGATCAAGTTTTGCAAGTGATTCTAATACAACCCCAGCTAACGGCATACCACGGTGTTCATCAAGTCTGTATTTAGAACCGTATACCAAGAATGCTGTACGTAATCCCGTCGCTTTACTCTTGGCAACAATTCGCTTCACTTTAAAATCAGCCTGTCTAACATGATACGCTATGTGTTCACCTTGTTTATTTAACTCAACACCATTACGGATTCTGTTTTTACCTCTTCTTAATGCTCCAAATGGATTTTGGATATGTGCACCATCAATAAGTTCCACTTTTACTTGACCTTTTTTCAACCTCAACACCACCAATACATCACCACCTACAATTGAATTCTTATGCGCTTCATATGCTAATAGATTCAAATTAACCATATCCGTTTGTGATGAAAAACGGGCTTTTTGATAGATGTTAAATCGCGCCTCTACACTTTTAATAAATTCAGATTTAACCGTTATACCCTCAGATTCAAGTACAGCTTTAGATGGTTCACTCTGAAGCTTCAAACCTTTTCCTATAAGCCAATCAGAAAATTTCTTGTATACAGTTTGCGAAATATCGCTTTCCAAAAATGATGCCCACGACCTAGCATTTAAAGCATAGTAATCTAAATAGTATTCCTTTACAGGACCAATTTCACCTAAGTTCTTTTCACCATCAAATGATAAAGCAAACCCGCCAATATGCCTGTGGCTTGAACCGTGAAATACATCCTTAGATGGTAGTTTAACCTCCACTGGTTCATTCAACCAATTACTAAAAGCACTATACGCTCGTTTTAAAATTCCGGGTTTATCTACCATTTCTTCTGTTGTGAAAGTTTTTACCATCTACCATTCGTACCACACGTCCATTTAGCCTGTTAACATAAATTTGGCGTATCTTCATAAACGCTACGATACCATCAGCCACATCATCAACACTCCTATAAATAGTCTTAATCCTGGTCTGCCCATCATCTAACCAATATTCATCAAGGTTACCCGTTGCGGCTGATTTTAAAGCTGAAGTTTCTAATGCTGTAATGATAGCATCAATAGCGGCAATCTTACCTTTTAAAGTTGGTTTTGACTGAACAAAAATATCTGCACTATCATATTCTACTTGATGGCTCATGGTATCAAATTTAGGATAAAGTTTTTATTCGATCAATTTTCGATGCTGATATGTCGGTTGTTATATTACCAGGAACATACGCACCACCCAACCCGGCTATAGCAGTTTGTATTTTAACTAATTCCGCTTGGATTTGTGCGTCCTGATTCTGTAACCCGTTATCCAGGCCAATGAATCTTACCATGTTATCACCGTTACCACCAATTTCCATGGTACCATCATTTTTTAGATGATGTGATATTTTTTCAACTCCATCTGAATCCGTAGAATATAACCTTAATTCACCAACAGCCGCTAAATCATTTTTGTTTATGTAACCCAGTATGATAGTCTTTCCTTTTACTGAAGTTGGAGCATATACAGCAATGAGATTTTTAACCGGGTGGCTATCTATACCATATGGTGCAATAACTTTTGATGTTTGAACATCCTGTAACCCATTAACTAGTATCTTAACGATCCTTCGTTTAACCTTGTCAATTGATGTTGATATTACTTTAGTGAAGTTCATTCATCAAAAATATAAAATGGTGTCTTACCATTATAGACTTCAGGAATAACGCAAATTAATTCCGCAGTTTGTTTTTCGTTGTCCTCAATTAATGTAACCGATTCAACGAACAATGTTGTTTTATTATATAAAAAAATACTGGTATTCCTAACTGTTATAACCTCATCAGGAATAATTAAATTATCATTTTCGTCTTGCCATCTGTTTATTGATATAACGAACTTTATATTTTTAACCTCGGCTGCAACCGCATTCCTTGCAGCTGTTAGTGTATCGTTATCAGTTCCGGAGGTTTGATTTATTACCTTAGGACGAAATACGAATGGAACAAACGGATTATTTACTGTTGCCTGTCCTGCATCACCACCATCTTCATCAGCCTGTCTAATCACGGTAATGCTGGAATGCATTTTTTGACCGTCGAATTTCATACTCATATCTACACCAGGAATAGATTCACCATCAAAATTTAAAATTGGTTTCTTCTCAGTATCAGCCCTTTTAAATACAACCTCACCTTTTGTATTATGTGATATAATTATATTCTTTTGGCTGCACAAGCTTGCTAAATAAGATTTAATAGTCTGTGTTGGTCCAGCTGTTGTTACATCAATGGGTGTATTCATTGCTGCTGACACATTAGGTTCGACGACCTTCTTTAACTTGAACGGTCTAAATATCCTGGCTGCTATTTCATTTATGGATTGTCCATCGAACTGCAATGGATATATTGATACAGGAATTTGGCAGTCCTCCAATACACCAGGTAACGAATAACCAGATATTTCGGTTAACTCCTTAGTTGATTTATCAACATAGTTCTGAGATAGGATTATACCACTTAATAATATTTGTCCCTCTTCTTCAATCGTTACATTATGGAAATGTGCAACGTGTCCCAGTTCTTTATGTTCTGGGTTATCCGGGTCAAAGTACCATTTAAAACTGAATACAGAAGCTACAGCATCAAAGGTTAAGGTTAACCTAAATTTATTGAAGAAATCAACCTTTAGTGTTTTTCTTCTAACTGTATCTATTATTTTTAGGATCATTCATTTTACCCCTATTGATGCTTAACACCAAGTGCTGGTTTAGCCATTAGATGCACCTCATTATTTCCACTGCTACCCATAAGTATTAATGAATTACACTCTAAGGCAACCTCTGAAAACGCTGGTTGTATACCACCCTCAGTAGCAAATTGATCTAAATCTAATGTTATGGTATGCCCACCAATAGCGTCTTGATGAATCATTAAATTTATTATACTCTGATTATCACAACCGTTAACCTTAATTGTTGCATCACCAACTAATGTTAAATGAACATCAACCTGTGGCATTTGGTCACACTCAATAGTGTATGTTCCAGATACACTACTATCCATTATTACTTTGGATACCTGTGTTGATGGTGCGAAATTAGTTGATGCAGAAAATAACACAAAACAACCGATCAATAAACCGACAATGTTTTTATTTAAAATGTTTTTCATAATTTATCGTATTGAACAAATAGTTGAATTACTACTCCTTGACTTTGTGGTGTTTTTAAATCCACATCCATAGTATAAAAATCACCCACAATGAATGTTGTCACATCCGGTAATAGCGCTAATACTATAGCGTTATCTGTTGAATTCGGTGAATCACCAGCTATTGTTGGCCTATTCGCTTGTGTGGTATATATAGTTACACCGGGTGTATTATCTCTTTGCGTAGTAATCGGTAATGTTGGCGAATGCTTATGGATATCATAGGTGCTATTACCATTATTACCTAATTGTGTTTGACTGACAATAACAGCTAATATAGTCCCTGATCGATGCATTACCCTGGAACCATCTTTATCTGTACCAGCAGTGAACGCACCGTTAAGAGCAAAGGTAATTACCTCAGTACTAGCAATAGAAATATCTGGAATACCAATTTGCGGAATAGTAACAATTTTATTATTGCCTACCGTTTGGGAGTACCCTGAATAGGATATCAAAAATAGTAATACGTATATTATTTTTTTCATCAGTGCTCGGTTCTAAAGTTATAATTCAATTTCTCAATAGTCCCTACGGTATTACTTCCCTTTGTCCATACAGCCCTTACAAATGCTGTTCTTAATCTTACAATATTTATTGTATGTGTTTGCACATTTTGTTGAAGTGTTATAAATGCTGTACTGATACTGTCATAAACAATATTATCAGTACTCTGAAGGAAAGTGATCGTACCATCATCAGCATCTAATCCAGAATAAAAAACCTGAACGGTTATATGTTCACCAAAAGATTGAACACCATCAAATGTTTTACTAGCACCACCTGTAGCAACATCAAAATCCACCTGTTGCGTAAACCTCTCAACCCCCAAAAAAGACAGTGAACAAACTGCTACAATACCAATTATTAATAATGTAATTATATTTTTCATGAGTTTGTTTTTAATAAAATTATATAAAATATGTTATTAATCTACCTTTTTTTATTACCAGGATTTCATTTAACCCAATATTATTAGTTCGAATAAAATCATCAAGTTCCGAATCATCTGGTGATAAACCCAGTAAACGGTGGGTTAATAACACTACGTTACTATCACTTTCTAAAAAGAAAATCCTTTCACGTCTTTGATCCAATGCAACATTAAATAAATTTGATGCTGTGAAATTAACCAGGTTATCCAACGCAATCATTGAATCCACATTAGGCTGATAACTCTGTGGTGTTCCACCAGACACAGTTGATAGATTATCTAAATCAGTTACATACTGATTATAGTCAGTAATCAATGAATCAACCAGGTTTATAACAAACAACCCACTTGTATAGTCATTATCACCAAACGGTGTTGATATAGCAACAGCAATAGATGATAGCGTTGGATAACCTGGTTAATTTCACAGCATCAAATTTATT